GCCCGAAGGATGCGAAAGCTACCGGACCCAGGTGTCCTCAGAGATACGCTCTGTAACGAAAAACGGCAACCGACTACACCCAACCTGGAGGTGTAGTCGGCTGATGGGCATACACCCATCCGCCAGGACGGTTGAGGGACGTCACCCCGATGAAGAAAAATCAAATGGAGATTCAACATCTCCAAAAGATAGACATCCAGTCTATCAAGTTACACTCCCAGATTTCAAAACAGCTTGTCAAGACAGACATTCTTATTGAAACTGAGAGTCAGTCAATCTAGGCCTACTGGTCTCTTTATGGCTTTCTTTAGAGTGCTGCCTAGAATTAGATCATGAGCAAGAACCATCACTCGATCTGCAATCAGAAAATCTTCGTCATGTAACAGCAGGGCTCTACCCAGGGAACAGAGGTCCTCCTCAAAGAAATTGGGTCTTGAATTCGCCATGATATCGAAGTTCGGAAGGTTCTTTTGGTTACTCTACTACAGCTGGTTTGTCGGGCAATGCCTTCAGGTAATTCTCCAAAGCATACAGACAATTCTCCAAATCTGTAAGTATAGCTAAGTAATTGAGATCTCCACATTTGTTATTCATACTGCCGCTTGCTTTCTAAAGCCGCTACAAATGGTAGATCTCAGTGGATTTGTCCAGTGGGATATCACTAGTATGGAAACTTGGCAGTTTAGCCTTAACCAATGCAGATTAACCTCTACCTTACTACATAGCAAATTTCTTGCTCTTACTGAAACTAACGCTTCCAGCAGATCCACCTGATACAAAGCTAGTGCAAATGTCATCCATGTGGAATTTCTTTTTACCCTCTTTGAGATTATAATCTGCTAAAGCATTAAGCAAGACGTCGTTAGATTCAGGCCAGAAAGAATAATTGTATGAGAGCCCAAAATTAACGGCGAAAGGCTAAGGAGTACTTGCATCAGTAATGCTCACGAAAGGCTTTACCATCACCAGATAAAGTACATCTTCAGAACAAAACTCTTAGGTGAAGCTACTAGGATCATCAATAAACAATAAAGCAGTGTTGTTGATAGCTGCATTCATACTGAAGACCCCATTCTTAGGTATAGATAACTCTTTTCCAATTTTAATCAGCTGAGAAGGGAGAAAGCTTTAATTAAACAATTAACCTACCTTGATTTTACCCACGTAAGCATTACCGGTTTAACAAGCTTTAGGTCCTCATAAATGGATATCAAGCCTAGCAGACCAAATGAATCCATCGTTACCTATGGCATCGATATCTCCACCATATACCGACACGAAGCTGTTTGAAAGAGTAGTAATCCTAGGCACGGACAAAGAATATGCGGACTCAGTAGCAGTATAGTTCTAGAAATACAGACCAGAGTATTTCGTGCCAGTCTCAGTATGAGCCATAATTGGAGCAAAGTAGATCACAGTATAATCCCCATTACCAAAGTTTACACTAAAATTGTTACTAGCTACTCCACTACCAGTCTTTTGAACTATGTTATCATGCACCAAATATGCTCTTCTAGCTCCGGGGTTCAATCAGGACCAATGGAACTGCCCAACGTAATCAAGGCTATTCGGAGAATCATTCAAATCTTGAACCATATCTTTTATTCAACGTTTATTCAAATCTCCGTAATTTTTGAAACCTGGGTTTTCGTGGGCAACTCATTTTCTCTCTTCGTGAGCGAACTCCACTGCTTTTGCTTCGAAGACAAGGTTGTCAAGCTTTTCTGCTACCTTTTTCGCCTTATTCAACTTCTTCTGTTCTCACTTCTTTTTCCAGAAATCTTTTCTCGCCTCCTCGGAAGCCCACTCCTTTTTCTTTTACTTTTTACCTTTATCCATCAAATAAATGTAAGTATTTAAAATTATTAAAGGAGCCTGGTTAC